GTTTTGCATAACTTCAGCGCCTTTATCTATATCACCTCCGCCTGCATTTCTTACAGCATCAGCTGTAAATACAAATTCGTTTTTACTTAATCTTGCTGGCACATCATCTGCTCTTTCTTCTGCTCCTAATGGTACAAAACCACCTTCTCTATAATCTTTTTCCATACCACCCAGGTCCATGATCCCACCTTCTTGCATAGGCATTCTTGGTACCTCAGCTAGTCCACCCTCAGCAGCATAAAAGTTTCTTACAAATTTTGGCTCTGGTAAAAATCTTAAACTTGGATCTTGGTTTCTAGCTTGTTCTACTATGTTAGCAATACTATCTGGTGTTTGTGTAAATGGAGTTTCTTCTTCTACCTCTTCTTCGTCACCACCCATTAAGAATGGTGCAGCGATTGCACCTGCTCCTAATAAACCACCACCAATTCTAAATAAACTTAGATCAGCACCTTTTTTTCCACCTACTCTAAAAAGATTTCCTAATTGTCCTAACATACCCTCTCCACTTGCCAACCCTGTACCAAGTCTTGATCTAGCAAATAATCCAGGTAATCCACTAAAGCCACCCGCTTGTTGTAATAAGGTGCCTTTTCCTAATAACATTGGTGCAAAGTTTGCAGCAGTTGCTGCTAGAGCTATCTTACCTATAGGTGACTTAACTACTTTCTTAACAGCTCTTTTGGCTTTCTTTACAATTTTACCTAAAAAATAACCCTGTCTAGGTTCTTCTAGTGTCATAAGTCCACCGCCTGCACGTAGTTGTCTTTCCATCTGCATTCTAGATATTGTCATATTTTAGCCTAAATTCTCTTTGTATCGTGTTTTATTGTTATAATCAATCATATATATCGACTAGGTCTGCTAGTCCTCCCATCATAAAATCCATTCTTCTGTTTGTACCATCGATAAAACCACCATCTTTTTCTCCACCTCCATAGTCTTCTGTACTAGCTCCAGCATAGCTTCCATCATCACCTTCATAAGAAGCCATTTCAGATGCACTTGCTCCACCAGATCCATAGTCTTGATAACCTTTATCAGCAATTTCTTGTTGTGCTCTTTGTAAAGCTGCAGCATCAATAGCTGCCTGTCTTTCTTCAGCAGCTTTTCTATCAGCATCTCTTTGTTTAGTTTGTTGGCCATAAAAATTATATTTAGCCCTCATCATTCTTGTCATTTGATTTGCTTTGGCTGCATTTGAACCTACAAACATTCCTGTTTCTTCATCAAATTCAGCACCATATTTATCAGCTAATCTTCCTGATAAAGATTCACCAAGGCTTGCATACTCTTCACCCACTCTTTCTGCATAATTACCAAAACCAGATCTAGTATTTAATCCAAATGGGTCTTTAGATAAACCGGATTGGTTATCACCAAATACTGTTGGACCGGTGTAGCCCATATTTCTTGCTATGAAAGCTTGATCACCTCTAGGCAATGTTCCAAATCTATCTGGAATAAGATTTGCAAGAATACCTAATTTCATTCTAGGTTCGTAACCTTCAGCTATAATATCATCTGCTGATTGTGGTGTTAAAAAATTTTGTATGTTACCAGCAAAAGTTCGTTCTTGAGGAATTGCTGTACCAGATCCAATATATTCTCCTGCATCTGCTCCGGTTAATTGTTGATCTCTCATAGTATCAAAACCAAAAAATTTATCAGAAGGATTATTAAGTCTATTCTGTCTATCAGTAATTGTATCCATAAAGTTTGTTGTTAAATCTCTTGTGGTTCCAGTAAAGGCAGCTCCCCCACCTCCGCCACCAAGTGAAGTTATTCCTGTAGGTTGTCTAAATGTATCATTTTCTACACTACCATCGCCAGGTATTTTAAATGCACCACCTCTAAATTGTTCTTGAGGTATAAAACTAAAACCTTGATTATATATATCCTGGTCTGCTTGATTGTAAAAACTTGGTGCACTAAATATTGACATTATTTATCTTCCTCGGACCCTGCTCCTAGTGGAGGCATGTGAGCTACCTTAATTTTAACAGATCTTGTAACATCTTCTTGAACAGTATCTGTATCTGGATTTGCAATATCATCCTCTGCCTCTTTGTCAGAGTTATATTCATGATTTGTTTTTTTATTTCTTAATACTATTTCAGTTTCACATTCTACAACCGGTACTTTTTTACCGTCTATTGTTACATATCTAACTGATGGTGGTTCTGTAAATGCCATATTATTCCCTTGTTATTTGTAGCACAGAAAAGATTATATGTAATCTATTTCCTGTGGCCGCTGTTGCTTTTATAACCTCTCCCTCAGTAATAACAAGAGGATGTGTTAACAATTCTACTGTAGCGTTGGCTGAAATAGCCTTAGTTTTAAACAAATTAAACACGTTTGAAGATGTGTCTGTTAAAGTTATAGTTATGCTATCCGCGTTCCCTGAGTCTTCAGAAACTAATATAGATTTAATTATACTAGTTGTAGCAGTTGTTGATGTGCTATCTGCTGGACTCGTGTAAACAGTAGTCTCTCCAGTAGAAGTTAGATCTACTTTTGAATTTGTATATATATTAGCCACTTAAAAACCAAGAGAATCTCTCTTGCTCCTCTTTTATATTATTTAAATAAGTTGAATTTAATTGTTCTATAACACCAGATAAAGATCTGTTTATTTGTTTCTGTGTAGAAACATCATACTCTTCTTTTGGTTCTGGTATTCTTACTACTATCTTAGTCATTATCTCCTACCATCTGATTGTAAATCTAATTTTAATGTACCAAATCTCCAGGATTCACTGGCTGCATCGTTTTCTATTTTTATATTTAAAAATCTACCTCTTGCTCTAGTATCTTTTTTAAGTGTGCTAGATGTAATTGTAAATGGACTCAAAGCAGTATTAACCTGTGAGTCTTGAGGGTATCTTTTAACTCCAAGGCTTATTTTACAATTACCTGCTAATGTTTTAAAATCAGGCACAAATCTACGTAGTGCTAAGAAAAACTCACCTGCAATAGATCCAGATGCTACACCACCTTGTGCTGTTCTTCTCATTCTAGACTCAAGGTCTATATCATATGATTGTATAAATGATGTAACAGTTGTAGTGGATCCATTAGGATTAACTTGATCAGTTCCTACTTCGTGTTCAAACAATGTTGTTTGTCCTAAACCATCTTGACCTACAATCACAGGAAACGTCCCATCAGCAGTAGAGTCATATTTAGTAGCAAAAGGCTTTGGATATATAGTTGCATCTACCCAACTTGTTCTAGCTTCTGTGCCTGTGTACCAGACACCACCAGGAACTTTTGTTAAAGTAGATTCACCATAATTATATATTACATATTTATCATTATACTCAGAGTTTGCAGATGGATAATACCAAACAACTTCTGTAAATAAATTATTTAATCCTGCACTTACTTGCTGTCCTTTTGTAGTATCAATATTTTCAAATACATGATCTTCTACACTACATGGTAATGATTTAACCGTACCATCAAAAGCAAAAAAACCTTTCGGTGACATCCAAAAAGCAACACCATCAATTTCAATAGCTGCATTCTTACCTATTAACCCACAGTTTGTACCGACTTGTTCAAAACCAAATGTAAAAGGTGCACCAATAAATTTCATGGTATACAATGCATTGTCTGTCCATATCAAAATACTTTCTTTTGCTTTTAAAGCACCAATAATTTTTGTACCGTCCTGCAGTCTTTGTGTTCCTGCAGTGTTTATTGCTGATGGTGCATAAGTGTTTATTCCCTCTTGATCTGAAAATCTTATAAACATATCATCTTGTGTAGTGGTTGTTCCGATAGTTGTTTCTGTAGCTAAATGAATTAAGTGTCTTGTTGTAGGAGATATTAAAGTTAATCTACTTGCTGTTGGGTTACTGTTTGTTTCAAACCCACTTGTAGTTGTTGAAGCTCTATTATCCAAAGGTGATGCAGCTCCACCATTCCAAGTGAAAGTTTTACCATTTGCAACAGTTGCAATTAAAACTTGTCCAAAATTATCTAATGACCATAGACCTGGTTCAAGTGAAACTTCAGATGCAGTTGCTGCTTCTCCCCAGTTACCATCACCCCAACCAGCGATACCCCAACCATAACCATATGATTGTGCTCTAGGTCCTACAGGCTCGTAAGGTTTAATACTCAAACTACCTCCTGTTGATACTGTACCACTAGCATTAGATGATTGTGTAATTGTAAATGTGCTTGTTGTTGGAACTGTTATTACTTGAAAATTTTTATCTTCAAAATCTGAATCACTATAACCTGTACCGCTTGGTAATGTTACACTATCTAATTGTACTATATCACCTACAGATAAACCATGTGTAGATTTTGTAATTGTACAAGTAGGCGATGCATTTGTAGTTGCAATAGTTGCAGATGTTAAAGTAGTTTTTAAAGGGGTAATGTCATAAACTTGACCTTCAAAGTATAACAATAAAAATTTATCTGTGCCGACAGCTACATATCTATTACCTGCTAGATCTGTAAAAGCATGCATAGCTCTTGCAACACCAACAATTGTGTCAGTTACAAGAGAAGACCAACCACCAACTTTTTCTGGTTGACCATATCTAAATCTTACATTGTCAGAATCTACCCAACGGTTTTCTGCACCAGAGTCTGATGATTGTTTGTCGATTCCGGGAGCGAATCTATATTCTATTAGAGCCATGGTCCCCGGTCCTATATCTTATCTTTATAAGCCCAGCCTCTCGTTGCATTTACAAATACTAAAGTAAAAGCCGACGCACTTACTGATACTACTAAGTTAGATGCTGCACCTAAAATATTAGAACCATTTCTAGCTATTGTTAGATTGTTGTTTGCAAAGTTATTACCACTATCTATAAAGTGAACCTCTGATCCTACGGCTGGTGATGCCGGTAAAGTTATTGTAATAGCAGACCCAATACCACTTCCAGATGTATCAATTAATAATTGATCACCATCCACAGCAGTATATGCAGTTGTAGGGGTATAATATCCTTTTTGTCTTATACCTAGATTAACGTTTGTGCCATCTGAATATACTAAACATTTAGATCCAACAGGTAATGCAATACCTGTTCCAGATACTGTTTTAATTGTTAACGTATAATTACTTGTAGATCTAGTTGTAGCATCCTCTACAATAAATACTCTCTCTGCAGAGTCAGGCATAGTAACATTTCTATTAGCAGCCAATGTGCCTGTAAGTTTAAAATATAAATTTTTACCATTAGATACAGCGTGATTTGATAAAGCTAAAGCTACATCACTAGATGCAACATCAACAGCAATATAACCACTAGCTGCTTGTTCTAGTATTTGTAGGTTTGTATTTGTAATAGTTCCCCAGGTACCTGATTTTTCACCTGTTGTTATTAGTTCTAGTTTTAAATCACTTGACGTACTTGATGCCATATTTCTCCTATGGATTTAATGGGTAAATATCAACCCATGTTTGTGATACCCCTGGAGGTATCGGGTTCCATGATATCACA